CCGGTTTTCTTCTGGAACTCGTTGCCGAGACCGCCGCCCGTGAAAAGCTGGAACGCTCCACCGGACTTACCCTTGTCGCCGTAAAAGCTGCTTAGGCCTTCAGAGGCTGCCACCCGCACTGCCACTTCGGGGTCAACGCCGATGCGCGCCGCCGCCTCGCGGATATAGGGGGTCACGCCGCGCGGGTCGCTGAAATTAGCTGCCCGTGGAGTCGGCCCCGCGCCCGTGCTGGCGACAGCGAAGCCGCCCGGCTGCGCGCCGCCGTCTGGCGGACCGTAAATGGCATCCCGGCGATACTGCCCTATCCGTCCCCGCTCGCCGCCAAGGTCGAAATGCATCAGGTCAGGCTCGTTCGGGTTTCTGGCCGAAGTCCCGAAGGCACCGCCCCAGGCGAACTTCCCGGTCAGCTCGGGGCGCATTGTGTTCTGGTAGCTGTAAGCCGCCTGCGCGAGCTGGGTGTAAAGGCCGGTGCTGTCGGGTCCGCGGTTGGGGATGGCGCGGCCCCGCGGGTCAATGATCTGCCAGTCAGCAGCGAGCCCCTTCGGGTGCTGGCCAGTACCGTGGCTGCGCACGCCGGACGTCGGCTGTAGTGTATAGCCTTCCGGCAGCACGCGGGCGGCGGCAGTCATGATGTCAAGCAGGCGTGGGTCGACGCCGGCGAGATCTTGGCCCGCAATGATGCGGTTGGCGGTGGCCTGCTCGCGCGTCGGCTCGGCTGCAGACGGTCCCGGCACGAAACTTCGCGACATGCCTGCCGGGACCTTGGCGGGGGCGTCAAACACGCCGGGAGCGGTAGGCGGCGTCAGCGCAGCTACGCGCGCTTCAGGCGGCAGCGCGTCACTCATGACACTGGGATCACGAGCGGATGCCACCTGTATATTCTGCGGTGCAGCCGCCGATCCAATACCTCCGCGCCCGGTGGTGCCGGGTGGTGTCAGCGCTCCTGGGGGCATGTACAGCGGAGCCTGTAGCGGCGGCTTCTGTTGCGTGCTCGGCCGCGGATCGAAGGCGCCAGCGTCTGGGACCGGCGCCCCGACTGGCGCCGGAGCCATCTGTGCCGGCTGATTTGCGGCATGTTCTGCGGTCGCTGGCCGCGTCGCGACCTCTGTAATGGTCGGCGGCGACGGCTGTGTAGTCGTCGTATCTGTGACTACGGCCGGACCCGGTTGCTGGAATGGCGCTCCCCCACCGCCGCCAGGCGCTCCGCTCAAAATGCCAGCATCAACTCCCTGCTGCGCCTTCTCGGCAGCACTTAACTGCCAGTCGTTGATGCGACTGCCGATCGCATCGCCCAGATAGGTGAGTCCCTCACCCACATTTTTTGGAAAGCCCAGGTTGCGGCTTGCCATTGCGGCCGCGATCGCACGGCGCCGCTTTAACTCCTCATAGGTAATCCCGGTGCCGCCGCCGAAGATGAAGCTAATGGGGTCCTCGGCCATTTCACGCGCCCCTCAGGATGCTGCCCATAACCCGGCCGGTGTCGATATACTTCACGCCCTCACGCGTCTTCACCGCGCGCCTGTCGATCTTCTCCACGTCCTGCGCCATCGGGCCGAGATGGCGGCGCTTCTCTGGGTCAGCCTTGTAGGCGTAGTCGTAGATCGGCAGTTCCTTGCGCTCGCCGTCGTCGCCTGCCGCGAACACCGTCGCAATTTTATGGGCGTCTTCCTTCTCGCGTCGATCCGACTTCAGCATGCCGCCCGCCAGCCCGAAGATGCCGCCCATCAGCGCCTGCTGCTGCGCGCTCTCCTGCTTGTAGATGTCCATTTCCTGGTTGAAGCGGGTGTTGATCAGCCCTGCCACGTCGGTGGTGGGGATCTGCGGCTGCTGCGCATTCACGAAATTTGGATTTTGCACCTGTGACCCGCTCATCAGCGCCGAGATCTCGTTGATCGGCTGGTTGCGGGCCTGGTACTGCTCGGTGATGTACTGGTTGCGCGCCATGTTCTGCGCGTTGAACCCGGACTGTGCCTGCGCCAGTTGCTGCGCCAGCCCGCTCTGCTCGAACTGCCCGCGCATCGCCGCCTGCGAGAAATTCTGCCCCTGCGCCTGATTGGCAAAAGTGCCGCGCCCCATAGCCTGTTCATAGGCCTGCTGCTGCGCGGTGTTCTGGAACCCGGCCTGCTTGGCGGCCATGTCCATCATGCGCTGCTGCTCGGCCCCGCCGGCCGCCGTTACGCCCAGCCGAGCATCGTTCGCCTGCCGGTTGTAGTCGTCCATGGCGGATGCGTAGGCCTGCGAGCCGTAGCGAATGCCTTGGTCGGCTAGCCGCTGCTCGATGTTACCGCGCTCACGCTGCAGCTGCGGATTAAGCCGGCCGTAGAGCGCGTCTTCGACCCGGCTGCGATCGGCCGAGAAGCTGTCCTGTGGCCCGTAAGAGCGTGTGATCTCGCCGGCGTCCCCGAACGTAGACTGCTGCTGGCCAACGTCGGCAAATGTCGTCGGGGCCTTTTGGATGCCGGTGATGGCGCTGGCGTCGCCTGCGCCAGGCGCGTTGGCGAGGTCAAAGTCGCTCGACAAATGCTGCGATAGCCGCCCCGACTGGTAGTTCGCCATGCCGGCCAAGTTCATCTGGGCGGCAGTGTTCTGATCCTGGATCGCCTGCTGTTGCGGGCTCAAGATCTGCGTGGCCGAGAACGTGGGAATATTCACGTCCAGCTTGGTATAGGGGTCGTGCCAGGTGTGGCTGCCAGTGACGTCGTACCGCAGGCTGCCCTGCGGCGTGTACTGGTTGACGTTGCCCAGGAACGAGTTTGCGATCGCCGTCCCGACGTTGGTCGAGGTACTGGCCTTGGCGGTCTCGACCGGGTTCGGCGGCGGTGGGGGCGAGGGTTTCCCGATTTTAGCCTCCCATTGGATAAGGCTGCTGCGGCATTGGCTGCTGCGGCTGCGGCATGGGCGGTTGCATCGGCATCTGCGGCGGCGCGCCCATCGACGGCATCTGTCCCATGGGAGCGGCAGGCGGGGCCATAGCAGGCGCTGCAGCGGGAGGTGCAGCCCCAGGTGCACCGCCGCCCATCATCGGCATTGGCTGCTGCATCGGCAGCTGCGGCATCTGCGGCACTTGCGTGCGCGGTTCGGGATTACCCACGTCCATCAGCGCCTGCGTGATGGCGTTGCGCTGCATGTTCATACTGTCGAGCGGCTGCGTTTGGCCGTATGGCATGTTCAACCCCTACCGCTCGATGGCTCGGATGGCGGCTCGTTCATCCACCGATCGAGATCTTTCATCCAATCCGGTGTCTGCATCAGTCTGTCGACAGGCCCGGTCGTTACCCACTGCTGAGGAACCGACGGCGGCGCCCGAGGCGGCATTGCCGCCTCCTGTGGTGCGCTAGGAAGCGCCATGGCTGGCGGTGGGGCGCTCAAGGGCGTCATACCCGGCGTGCTTATCTCCGGCGGTTGCAACATAAGCGCCGCCGCAATGCGGTCTATTACCTCGGGGCGCACCCTTGCTCTTTCGGGCATCAAGCGGCCTCTTCTTCTTCGATCTGTTGCCGGTGATGGCCGAACCGCTTGTTGAAGCGATTGCCGCACCAGGCTTCGTAGGTGAGCATGCAGAGCACGCCGTCACGCTCACGCCCGAACATGCGCGGCACCTTGACGAAGGCGTAGTCGTATTCTGCGAGTTGGCGTAAGAGCCGCTCGTTGTCGGCGGGTGTCTTCTGATAAATCATCTGCACCCGCACCTGGTGAAACGGGTACTGGTACATGCGCGCGATGGTCTCGCGCGTCAGCCAGCGCGGCGTAATCGCCGCCCCCGAAATCTCGATGGTCTCGGCTTCCGGGTCGAAATTCGAATAGACCAGCCCGCCAATCAGCACGCCGCGCTCGTCAATGACGCCGATCGCCTTGGCGTTCGGGCCAAACCCGCGGCGCGCATGCGGGATCAGCCGCGCCACGAAGTCGGCCACTACCTGGTCGTGCCCGTAGACGTAGCGCAGCATCAGCCACCGCCGTCATAGAACGAGGGCGCGGAATAGCCGCCGTACATGCCGCCCATCCCATACGGATCAATCTTCGGCTTGTAAAAGGCGTCCTGCAGGCCTTGGTTTTCCAGCAATCGCGCGGCGATCGCTTCCCGCCGGGCGCCGATGTCGTAAGGCCCGCCCTGGCTGGCCGCGCGTAACACCTCCGGGTCGACCGGCCCGCGCTGATCGCCAAAGGTGATGCTGTCCGGCACCCGGCCCTCGCCGTACATGCCAGCGCCCTTGCCGCCGCCGCCACGTCGCATACTGGTGTAAGGATCTTCCGGCGGCGTCCACACCGACGGCATGCGGCTTTCGTCGATCATGGCCGGAGTGACGGCCCGGTTCTGCCCCATCCAATCGGTAACCGCCGCGTTGCTGGGCGCGTAGCCATGCACGTAGGCCGGAGCGAACAGCCCACCGAGCGCGCCTTGCGGGTTGTAATTCTGGTTCAGGTCTTCGATTGCCATGGGTGCCTCGCTAGACCGTGACGCCGCCGCGCACAAAGGTGACGTCGAGCGCGATCATTTCGACGTTCGGACGTACCGATTGCGCCACTGTCACCTGAACGATCGGTGCCAACGTATGGCCGGTTACCCCGACCGAGAGCCAACCGGTGTTGCGAATGGAAAGCACCCGCGGCACCACCTGGTCCCACTTCGACTGGTCCCACAGCCCCTGGTCCCAGGCGTCGGCATTCCCCACCAGGTCCACGCCCGCCGGAGGCGGCGACGGCAGCTTGATGACGTAATCGGCCGCCGCGGAAATCTGCGGCTCAAACGGCTCGTTTGATCCGGCCTGGAATACCGCCCGCGCCTGCTTCCACGTCGTGGTGGAAGTGTGCTGCTGCAGCACGCCCCAGCCGCCCACCAGCGTGGCGACATACGGCTTGCCGTCGTCGCGTCCAGTGCGGTCGGCTTGCATGACGTAGCCGTCGGTCGTGCCAAAGAACATGTCCGTTCGGAGTTGTATCCAGCAAGTGGCATCCCACCCAACAAATCTGGACCACGCCAGCGTGACGGCATTGGCGACGGCGCAGTAGCCGGGACGGCTGCCGGGCCAAGTCACGAAGATGCCGCCGTACTCGTCCCACTTCTTCAGTGTCCAATCCCACTCGCGCTTGGTCGCTACCTCGTTGCGCCAGGTGTTGTTGATGGCGTGCGTGATGGCGGCGAGCTGCAGCTTGGTGCCTTCCTTGGTAATCGCGGCGGTGACCGGAATAATGCCATCGACGGTCGCAATCAGCAGGTCGCCGCCGATCGCCATGTGGGCGTTCTTGCCCATCGGCGGCGGGATCTGAAACCGGCCTTCCTGCCGCCAGTTGGTCGGGCTGCCGGGATCGGAGCCGGTAAACACGATGACCTCGCCCAGCGTGCTCACGAACAAAATCTTGTCATCGACGCCGTCGCCGGCATCCATGCTCAAGACCGCTGAGAACAACAGTTTGCCGCCGCGATTGGCCGCGCCCGACAGCGGGATCATCGACAGCAGCCCGCCCACCGCGTTAAGCGGCAGGTACCAGGCATTCATGCTGTTCTGCTCGATGAAGAACAGCCGGTTGCGGTACTTGGTGACGTGGACCAGACCGCCGCCGTGCTCAACCACAGAGTCAACGGGTCCCGTGATCTTGCTCGGCTTGCCGGCCGTCGCCGGGTCATAAGCCTCGTCCAGCACCTCCCACGCAGAACCGTCAAAGCGTAACGGCGCATCGCCTGCGTCGTTGACCGCGATCAGCCACTCGTCGCCCGCGTTGGCGAACTGGGCGGCGGAATAGTTGCCGGAGCCGTGCGGGGTCTTCACCACCGTCGCCGGGCCGCCGAAGGTCACATCGTACAGCCCGGCACTGTTCGCCGCGAACATGCGCTGCGATGAACTGGTGACGTACTCGAACGCCGAGAGCACTGGTGTGCGTTCCGGCAACGTCGACCACTTGATGCAGCCGCCGCGCAGCTTCACCCCGCGCATGGTCGGCGCCCAGTTGTCGCAAATCAGCGCGGCGCCCGGCTGCATGAAGGCAAAATTCTCGCTCTCGATGATGCCGCGCGTGGGCGCCGGCAGCGTCACGGCTTGGCTGCGGTTGGCGACCTGGCCCGGCACTGGTTGGCGGCGAAAAGCGGCGTGGTTGCTCATGGCCCGACCCACGTCTGCGGGCCAAACATGCCGTGGGAAATCGGCAAAGTGCCGACAATGATCGGGGCCGGACTGTCGGCGCCGGCCGCCATGGCCAGCGCGTCGCTATAGGTGCCCATGGCCTCGGCGTAAGGCTGGCCCTTGCTCTCCAGCCAGGCCCAGATCAGGCCCAGCTTGAGCAGCCGCTCGTCGAGCCGGAAGCGGTCACTGTCAGACTGGAACACCTCGCTATAGCCGCCGCTAGCGAGCAAAACCGGGTTTTTGTCGATGTAGATGAACGAGGCGGTTTCGCCGAGATACAGCGTCGGACGGATATGCATGGCGCCGCCCAGCATCGTCCACTCGCCCCAGGTATTGCCCCAGCTTCCCGTTCCACGGCGCACCCATTCATCGGCGTCGGGAATGAACCGCATCGGCGTATTGCCGTTGCTTGATCGCCAGACGTTGCTGGTCAGCAGCATGCGACGATAGTTGGCGGGCAGCAGGAAGGAAGTATCCTTGCCGTTGCCGGTGAACACGCACTGGGTCTTGAGCGCGGTCCAGTCGCGAAAGTCGGTGGCGATGCGCTGGGCCAACTCATTGGCCTTGGCCACCATCTCCGACATGGTGCGATCAGAACCAATGCCGGCAAAGATCGACGACGGCAGCGGGACGCCCACGGTGGCGCAGACGTCCCTGATGACCGTCGTGATGGTCATGCAGCTGCCGCCTTCGGCGTGATGTTCTGCGCCATCCGCACCAGCACCTTGCGGTTCATCGAGCCGTGCGGCGGGTGTCCGGTATTGGTCGCGATGTAGCTGCGCAGTTCATCCAGCGTCATGCTGGCGAATTGACCTTCAGCGTTTGCCGGCTCCTTGGCGTGCTGCGCATCTTCTTCGAGCACGGCGTTACGCGCGCGTAGTGCCTCCAGCTCGGCCTGCATGGCGAGATTGGGCGCACCACGCTTGCTCTCCTCGATGTAAGCCATGCATTGGTTTTTCAGTTCGCGTCCACCCGGTCCCAAGTTCTTTAATTCTTGGCCGTCGATGATCGCCAGCGCCTCGACCGTGTAGATGTTGAGCGCCCGCAATTCGGCGCGTTTGCTGTCAGTGAGAAAGCGCACCTCGGTCAGCGGCGTGCCGGCCTTGGTCTGCGCCTCTCTCGCCTTAAATTGCCGGTACTGGCGTGGAAACCGCTCGGCGTAGGTAACCTCGACTTGCTGGCCGGTCTCGGGGTCCACTTCCCAGTGCGAGCGCATCAATGCTGGTTGCACGGTATAATCACGTGCGCCGGCGGCGCGAATTTCGCAGACTTCCATGTCGTCGAACATGGGACGGCCGGCGAGTTGCGTCTTGGTTGCGTTGGGGACGATCTCGTTTTTAAAAAGCACGACCAGCCCGTCGTCGGGATCGTGTCGGCCTTGGGGTACAAATCGCATGGGCAACTCCATTTTAGTTGAAGGTGCCGCCGCCCCGCGTGGGGAAGCCGGGGATCACGCGGGACGGCGGTCGCCGGACTGGCCGAAGCCCGCCGGATTACTGGGTTCCGAACTCCTGTTCAGCTTGTTTGCGAGCAGCGACGGCTGCGTCCTTCATGAGAAATCTGCCGAGAAAGTGCTGCTTTCCGCCGGCACTGATCCAAGCCTGCCAGCAGTCTCGTTCGGCATCCCACGTCACACCCGGCACGCCGCTCGTGCTGTTGAAAGCGGCGTACTTTCCGAGTGGGACGTCGCGGTCATGTGAAGTTTCGCGCCCATGATTAGGCGAGTAACCGAGCAAGGCTTCCGCTTTTTTCCTTGCTGCAGCTGCTTCTTCGCGACTGTCAAAAGTGCCGACACGAATGTCGGCGATCCACTTTTGCTCTTTCTTGGCGAACCTCACGCCGGTGTAGCCGGATGTATTGCTCGGCCTTCTGCGCACGTTTCGCAGGTTGTCGGCCCGTGTTCCGTTCTTCAGGTTCGACCACTTATTGTTTGAGCGATTGCCGTCGACGTGGTCGATCTCGATGGGGTCTTGGCCGGTCATGATTTTCCATGCGGCGCGGTGCGCCAACACGGTTCGATAGTTCAGGTGGATGTAGTGGTAGCCGTCCCCCTTTAGGCACATTGCAGGCTTTCCAGCCCAACGGCTGTTCCATTGATTGCAAGCATGCTCGGCAGAGCGTGACCGCTTTTCACCTTTTCCCGGTGCAAACATTTCAGCGGACCTGACTCTCCAAAAAAACTTGCCTGTCTCTGGGTCGTACTTCAGCAGGCGATCTAGCTCTGCCTTTGAGGGCAGCACATTGAACGACTTCATTTGATGCTCTCCGGTCTGTGGTTAACCAGACCAGAGTATCAGACCGGAGAGGCATCGTCACTCATTCAATTGTCTTGAACGAGCTACGCGGCTGGGTTGCTGTCATACATTCGCCAATTGAAGGCTGGATTGGTCATCGTCATTTCACCCATCCACCCTATGAACTGAGCGACCGCGTCCTTGTCGATGGGCATCTGGCCGTCGCCCTCGAACAGCTTGTCGAAGTTGCGGTTCGGGTTGTAGCGAATGCGCAGAGAGTCGGTGTCGATGCCGAACGTGGTGTTGGCAGGCATGTTGGAGCCCATGCCGCCGTCGAGCACGATCTCGGCGCGTTTTCCCCCGCCGATATATTCCAGCGCACTGAAACCAAGCTGTCCAAGTGACGTGGAGTTGGTCTGCCGCTGGATGGCGACGGTGGCGGCGTCATAAGCGGCGTAGTGCTCCGGCGACATGATCAGCAGGTCGGCGTGGTCGCGACCGCGACTGTGCTTGCCCATGATGGTGTTGAGCATGGGCCGGATGGTGGTGGCGTTGACCTGCGTGCCGATCGCCGGGAAGGAAGTATTGGCGTTGTAGGTCGTCGTCTGCCAGATCACGTTGGCGGCGCGGTCGATACCGCCGTAAATGCCGGTGTTGGTCGTGACCGGAATGGCGGTGGCAAGGCCAGTCAGTTGCTTGCCGCTGTTGGCGCTGCCGTCGCTGTAGAGCGCCGCGTCCATGACATCTTCCAGCGCCCGCTCGGCCGCACTGATGTAAGCGTCGTAGACGTCCATCAGCTGGTTTTCGCCCTGGTTGTTCAGGATCTCCTGCATCGACAGGATCACCGGAACGACCACCATTTTGGGCGTGAACACGGCGTCGTTAAATAGGTCGATCGCCGGGTTCAGCAGCTGGTCATAGCCCGAGTACCACTGCGCGGCTTGCTTTGCGATTTGCAAAGTCTGGCGAATGGCGGGACCGGAATAGGTCTGCCAGTTGCCCTTGCGGCGCAGGACCGAGAGTAAAGCGTTATTGGAACTGACGAGGTCCTGATAGGACGACGATCTTTCTTCGAGCGCCATGGACAGCACTTGCTGATAGGCGGCGACGGTATTGATGTTGGGCATTGGCCCCTCCGGTTAAGTTACAGACCTCCATTGACGCGCTGGATCGCGCGCTGAATGGCATCGCGGCGTCCAACCGGCTTGCCGGAACGGCCTGCTCCGTTTGAGGGAGGGCTGTCGGGCGCACCTGCGATG